GATGAACGCATTCAACCGACAGATACCACCGCAAGCCGTAACCGCGCCCGGTAGCGCGCCCGCCGCGCAGCAGGGGGCCTAATGTCTCTCATCACGGCGCAGGATTATATCTACAACGCGCTCAGAAAATGCGGGCAACTGCGACCCGGCTACACCGAATCGGCGGAACTGTTGAGCGATGGTCTGGACGAGTTCAAGGCGATGTTTGACAGTTACAACGCGCGCCGCACGATGAACTACAGCATTCCTGATTACATTTATGAAATTGGGAGCAGCACCGGACTGGATGGGATTTACGGCCCATCGATTCAGTTCACCATCGGACCATCGTTCACAATCTCGGCAACATTGACAAGCGGGCTCACGACGGCGCTGGTGGCCAATACCTTTGGCCTTATAATCGGCCAGACGATTACCGGGACCGGGATTCAAAGCGGAACCACGATTCAGGCGATTTCGGTCAATTCCAGCATTACCCTGAGTAACGCGGCGACGGCGACAGGCGCACAGATCATTACGGTTCTTCCATCGTTCTCAGGGCCACGGCCAGAGGGCATTGTTCGCATGAATTTGTACATGACGAGCACCAGCCCATCGCAGCCAACGCGAATCCCGATTCAGATGGTGAGCGCAGAACAGTGGGCGGCAATTCCCGTTCTGCAAATCACGGCGATTAACGTCACCACAACCTGCTACTACGATCCGCAGATGCCGCAGGGCGTGTTGAACGTCTGGCCTCCGCTGAACGGCAACTCGCTTGAAATCTTCACGTGGGGATTCCTGACGCCGCCGGTGGCACTGACTACCGGTATCAGCCTGCCGCCGGGATATGCCGATGTGATTATTTGGGACTTGGCGCGGCGCATGTGGCCGATGCTGACCAAATCGGTGCTGGTCAACAAGGTTTCCCATCAGTGGTTATGCGGGCAGGCGGCGATTGCGCGAAAAGCAGTCATGGACGTGAACCGCCCGCGCCCGAAGCTGACCAACGACTTCCGGGGAGGACGCGGCAGCAATGCGGTCTGTGATTGGTCCCTTCTGCTCACTGGTTCTCCGTACTGATTGACATGAGCATCAACTTCGATGGCTTCATCGGCCCTTCGTATCAGTTGGACAATTCCTATGCGGGGATTGAGCGGCTGGTCAACGCCTTCCTCATCGGCAACGAGTCGCAGGAAGAGGGCGGTTGGAAGTTCATTACGCAGCCATGCCCCGGCAATCAGGCATTCGGTCAGTTACCCGTCCCCGCTCCATTCAATGCGCCGTCTCGCGGGCTGTTGGAGATTCGCGGCAAGGTCTACGGCGTTAACGGCGGCGTGGTTTTCGAGATGCTGGCCGATGGGACTTACGTCTCACTTGGAAACGTCATTGATGACGGCCTTCCGGTGTCGATGGTGGCCAACGGCAACAACCAGGTATTTATTGCAAGTGGCGGAAATGGCTACGTTATCGACAGTTCTGGGGTTTTGAACCATATCACAACCGCTGATTTCCTCGGCTCGTCATATGCCACGTTTCAGGATGGCTATATTCTGGTCTTGAAGCCAAACTCGAATCAGTTTCAGATCAGCGGCGATGATACTACTCCGGTCGGTGATGCTCTCATCTGGAGCGCGTTAAATGTCAGCGTGCAAGCGGGGCAGGCTGATCTGCTCAAAGCGATCATATCGTCACGAGAATATGTTCGGCTGCTTGGAGCGCGGCGTTCGCAGGTTTACCAGAACGTGGGTAACAACGGAATCGGCGGATTCCCGTTCCAGTCGTACAATCAAACCTTCATTGAGACCGGGATCGCGGCTCCGTATTCGTTGCAGGACTTGGGCAATGCGCTGATTTGGATCGGAGAGGACGTGCGCGGACAGCGGGCCTGCTGGCTGGATCGCGCTTTCACGCCGCAACGGGTAAGCACGTTTGCGGTTGAGCGCTGGTGGCAGAGATATACCCGGATCGACAACGCCATTGCCATGTCCTACATTTGGCAGGGGCATCTGATGTATCAGGTGACCTTCCCTAATGCCGGGCTGAATGCACTGGGTAACGTGATTTCCGCAACTTGGATTTACGATGTAACGCTTTCCGAGCTGACCGGACGCCCGATATGGAGTGAACGTAGTTATCTTGTGCCGGGGGGCGGATTGCAGGATGCCGTGAGTATTGCTCCGGGGCGGGCGGAAGTCACCCATGCATTTTGCTTCGGCAAACATCTCGTCGGCAGTAATGGAACGGACGGGAACCCCGGCGCTATCTATCAGATGGGCATGGGAGTTTACACCGATTGCGGGGCGGATCCGATCAGTGGCGCGCAAATCACTCAGCCGATTGTCATTGACCGGATATCGCCACATCTGACGGCAGACAACAAGCGTGTAATTTACAATCGCATCGAGTTCAATCTCCAGCGTGGCGTGGGGCTTTCAGGCGGGACGATCCCAGGCGAAGACCCGCAGATATTGTTGCGATGGTCTGATGACGGGGGCCAAACATTCGGCACCGAGTACCAAATTCCGATGGGGACGCAGGGAAATTACACGGTTTGGGCTTATCTGAATCGCCTTGGCTATGCGAATCACGGAGGGCGCGTGTTTTGGGTTCGGATGACTGACCCTGTGTATAACAGCCTCATTAGTGCGAGTCTGGACTTGTTGAGGCTTGGATCATGAGCGCGAATCCGCTTTCTCCGCCGCCTAAGTTTTTCGGCAACTTGGGGCAAGCTCCGGTAACCGAGCGTGATTGGGACCAGTTTTATCGCTGGCTGTTCAGCCTATGGCGTCAGGTAGAGCAGGGTGAAAATCCAAGCCCTCCAATTCCGCCATTGCCTCCGGTTGTTAGCGCAGAGGCAGCTATCACGGAAACGCTGGCGAGAATCGGCGGCACTCCGCAACCGCCGGCGCCGCAATCGTCCTTTAACCAGTTGGTGGCGCTGATTCAGTCACGCCAGCCACAGCAACAGGACAACACATTGGCGTACCAGGCGCTCACCCGCGTCGTGCCGCCGTTTCCTGTCCCTGGTGCTGGTTCTCCGTTGCTCGATACGTATGCCAATTGGACGGCGACAAATTACCCGCCGGAAGTCTACAACGTGGGCACGCCGTTTGTCATTTCGACCTGGAACGTGGTTTATTGCGTTCGGCTGGTCGGCGGTGTTCCCACGTGGGTTTACGAGACAGGCATATACATAGCCGCATTTGCGTCCCGTCCCACAACCGGCTACAACGGAGCTGCATTGGGGACCAACGATACCGGACTGACGTTTTTGGGGACCGATACCCTGCTCTATTACTACTGGTCTGGCGCCGCGTGGGTGCCCGTAACGCCAGCAATGGGCGGATCGTACCCGACCTATGACCTGAACGGCACGTTTCCTAACCCGCCATTGAACACGACTGGCGTGACAGCAGCTACATATGGCGATTCGACGCACGTTGCACAGATCACCATTGATGCCAAGGGAAGAATTTCCGCAGCGTCGGACGTTGCGATTTCCGCCTCGGCAACGACAGGCACCTTTACGCCGGGGATCAGCTTCGGTGGCGGCACAACAGGTATTACATATTCCAGCCAAACAGGGCGCTACTGGAAGTTCAGCGGCATGGTGATTGCGTTCTTTGATGTAACGCTATCCAACCAGGGAAGCTCAACGGGATCGGCAAGGGTGACCGATCTTCCCTTCGCCTCATCTGCCACTTTCATAGCGACTGGCGTTCTGAACTATGCGGACAACATGAATGCGCTGCAATCGGGCGTGACCGTTTACCCGGACGTGGGAACCGTGAATGCCTACCTGATGGAGTGGAAGGCTACTGGGTCAAGCCTGCTGGATGAAACGCATTTTTCCAACACCAGCAGAATAGTCGGAACGGCGATCTACTACTCATGAAGAAATGGAGTAAACTGTAACCAATGGCGTTCACACCAGCAACCATCTATCAGCCGCAGTTTGCCGCCAATGGCGCAGCTGCGGCGCTAACGTTCTTTCCGTCGTCTGGTGCGGCCATCGCCACCGGATTGCTATATCAGATCAGTACGGCGTGGGCGGCAAACAACTCATCGTCTCCATGTTGGCTGGAAGTGTACCGGGTGCCGTCTGGTGGTACCGCTGGTGCGGCTACGAAGATTGGCCCACGCATCACGGTCCCGGTTGCGACTCAGGCGGTGCCCAATATCCCGCTGTCCATGTTGTGGGGAATCTACCTCAATCCTGGCGACACGATTCACATGCTGGCGCAAACAGCCAGCGTAATTGTGGTAGAGGCTGATGGTGGAGTATGGACAACCTAATGACCGCCGAACTGACCAAGGTATCACTGAAGCGCGGATTCCCGCTGGAAATGGCGAGTAAGCTCTGGCGCTGGCTGAATTCGCCGCGAGACCCTAATTTCGATGATTTCGGCCCGCAGACACAGGCTCAGTTCATGATGGAACTGGCGGTGCGGGTTCGCCGGGAGCGCGCCTGGTCGATCATGGTTGATGGGGAAATCGTTGGTTACCTTGGCTTTGTCCCTCAGAACCCGATGGCCGGCCAGTTCCACGGCTTGGTGATCGCGCCGGAATATCGGCGGCAGGGGATTGGTCGGGATGCTTTTCGCGAGGCGATGGAAACATTGCGCGAAGAGGGCTACACCTCGTTTACGTCGATGCCGTTTGCGGACAATCGAGCCATCCATGAGTTGCTGTTTTCGCTCGGATTTCTGTGGGTCGGGGAACTCCCGAACGCTACGAAACGTGACGGCCAATTGTGTAGCCTGTCAATCTTCCACAAGGAGGTAAGGTAATGCCTTTCGGTGGTTTACTCACGGTAGGATTGATTGGCGCGGGCGGTTCGCTTCTTGGTGGGCTGTTCGGCAAGTCTGCGGCGAACAAGGCCAGCCAGCAGCAATCTGACTCAGCGCAGCGGGCCTTGGATTTTCAGCGGCAGATTTTTGCTGCGCAGCAAGGGAACATGGCACCGTATCAGCAGGCGGGAACTACCTCCCTTGCAATGCTGATGGATGCGCTGAAATCCGGCAAGTTCGGAGTTGGCTCAACGGGCGATATCCCGAAGTTTACGGCCCCCACACTGGCGGAAGTCCAGCAAACACCTGGCTATCAGTTCACACAGCAGCAGGGAAACAAGGGAATCCTGCAAGCGGCGGCGGCGGCTGGTGGTGCGATCAGCGGCGGGACGCTGCGGGCGGCTGATGCGTTCAATACGAACCTGGCGAATACGACATACGGTGATGCCTTCCAGCGGGCTATACAGGGATACAGCGCTAACCTTCAGGGGTACCAGACAGACCTTCAGCGCCGAGCGCAGGAGTACCGGTAACTTTTCGACCCGGCTCAGTTGGGCGAAAATGCCGTTGCCGGGATCAATAACATCGGCTCCGGGGTGGCGCAGAATGTAGGCAACCTGATGACGCAGCAGGGCAACGCGCAGGCGGCGGGGACCATCGGCGGGACAAACGCGCTGACCAGCGGCATAACCGGAGCATCGAACAATCTCATTCAGTCGGTGTTGATGGGTAATTTGATGTCA